AACTGTTGCTGAGCTTCCCGCACCGACATGACCTAAAACCACGTTGGGGGCTGAAGTCATAGAATATGATAGTTCCTCTGCGTCATTAAGAAGTTCTTTCATAATTTTGTCATCAAACTTTTTGCGGAGAAATTTGCTATACGACGCATAGAGTGCATTTATCTCGGCAGCCGTAATTCCATTTAAATAGTTTGGTTGTTGCAACTTATCGCTGCCGGATTCTTTTGCGGTCACGACTTGTTGTAGTATATGACCCCACTTGCCATAACCAGCCCCGCTAAACTCCTCGGGGTTGCTTTCCATACGCTTAAGTAGAATCTGCACGCCTGTGCAAAACTCAGGGCTTTGATTTTCCATGCGTTAATCCTTTCAGTATTTCATCTAACATTGTTAGGTTCGCTTCGTTAATAACAAGCGATACTCCACCAGCCTCTGTAATTTTTTGTAGTTCTCTTTCTTGTAGTGCCGTTGGCTTGTTGTCGCCAGCTTTGCACTCTATGGCTAGGAATTTACCCCTTACGCAACATATGATGTCGGGTATTCCTGAACGCCCAAACCCAGTCATAACTGGGTAGAAATAATAAGCGTCGTAGCTCTTGATGAGCTTAACGCAACTGTCTTTTACTTTCTTTTCGGGGGTGCTTGCCATGCCACGATTGTAGCATAGTTCTTTACTCTGTCAAAGAGTTAGTGTTGTTTTTTTGTGGGGGAAAAATGAGGGGTTAGTATATTAGCACGCCCCTCGTCGTGTTCGTGAAAGGCGGGTGGTGAGGAATCAACTCTGTGCCTAGACCCCAGTCACCCTAGCAAGTCGCTTACCGCATATACAAGACTTCATAAGCTATTGCCGTCATACGAAATGCTCTAGGCACTTAATCTTTTAATCTCTCTATCCAAATACCACTTGGCTTTCTCTAGGTCTTGAATCCTAGCACCCTTGTGGTCTGCTCGGCTAATGTATTTTACTGCATTACCCAAGTGATAGCCCAACTGTTTAGCTTCAATAAAATCAATAGTTTCAATGCCACCAACTTTATAGTGTGCTGGACTATTTACCATGTCCATACTAAAGTCCATGACCTGATACCGCTTACCGCTAACACCATGAATGATTCCATCAGCAATCTTCTTGACTTCATCGGTCACTTCTTTTTCTTTGCGTGGTCTGCCACGACCCTTAGTTATCTTGTGTGCAACATCGCCAACCTTATACTTTCGACTGGAGCTAACAATGTTATACACATACTGAATACCCACACCAGTAGCCTTCGCAATCTCGGGAGCGCTTGCGCCCGCATTTCTCTCGAGAAACTTTTGCACCTTCTGTGTTTTTGTATACGCTTTACGACCCATCTCACTTCTCCTTTTTAATAAAATTAACTAACACTTTACGAACCTCAGCTTGCCAACCCTTTGCATACTTGTTTTTAAAAAACTCTGTTATCTCTGTGGATAATCTAATGCTTGTGCTAACTAGTGGGGGGTTTTTACCTTTGCCCCGCCCTTTTCTTTTTACTTCTTCCATATCATTCCTTCTTTCCAAACTCATAATCGGTGCGATACTCGCTAGGTGGAATCCACCCATACTTACGCCAAACTCTTTGCACATCAGCACCGCCCTGATAAACGAACGCTGAGTTCTTATCNATAGCCAATGGCAAAACTTCTTTTGGTTTCTCTAGCTCTTTCTTAAAAATGCTTTTTAGTCCTAACATTGTTAGTTCTCCTCTAAAGTAATAATGAAACAATCTTCTGTGCCACGATAGCCCATACCAGCAATCATTTGACCTACTGGCACTAGCTTTAACATACCCAGTTTCAGCTTCAGTTCTTGGGGTAATTTATCTGTTGGTATTACAGTTATCTCCTCCTTATGCTTTATTACATACTCGCTTTCTTTTATCAATACCTGATAGGCTTCGCCTTTCCTACTCATGTTTTGAATACCATTTAGCATTAGCGCATCGGCTTCGGCTTCCTTGAGTTTCTTAGCTTCTTCCTTGCCTGTGTCGTTCAAGTTATCTACAAACATATCCCAATGACTATCAATAAAACAATTCATAGCATCATGCAAAACTCTAAAGTGAGTTCCTTTTTTATTGTCGGCTTCTCGAGTAGTTCTGTGTAGCCTATTACTAGCTTCTTCAATAGCCTTATTGAAATACTCATCAACTGTTGCTGGACTAAAATGCTTTTTAATTTGACGCAACGCAACATCTAGTTTAGTTGTCTTGGTATGAGATTGCCTTTCCATATTACTTGAGATGCGGTCATTACCAACTACATATTGGTCGCCCCTCGAGTAGCTTCGGTCATAGCCAACATAACCCAAAACCTCACGCTTTTCAAGCACATTAAATCTTGTAGCCAAACGAACCCGACTTCCGTCAGGCAATCTTTCGTGATAGTTTCCGCTTACTGCAACAAAAGTCCATTGGGGATTGCGCTTAATTACTTCAAACATTAAGGGTGCAAGGAATGGAATCACACCACCCAACTGCTCGCCTCTATTGTTCTCTGCATACTTATCAAAGTCTGTGTTAGCAAACTTTTCTTTTTCTACAAATTTGATTTCTTCACTCATAAAAACCTTTCAATAAAATAAATAATTACCAACCACAATACCCGCATAGAACGCAACTAAGTAGCACATCAACTCCCAAAACACAATCGGTCTGTGTAGAAAGTTAAACATTGTTCCCCACCTTTCTTACCATGACTTGTTCACCATCGTGGTATAGCTCGGCTTTACCTGAATATAAATCTTCAAATATAGTGACGGCTACTACTTTGGTTCTAACTAACTCAAGTCTTTCTTTCAACCACAACCCTAACAATGTTAGGATTACTAAGATTAAAAACATTTCTGCATAGCTAAGTTCAATCATCATTTTCTTCCGCCTCTAGTTGTATGTTCATAAGTTCAACATCAATACCATCTTCTAGTATCCCCCCATATACAAGTTCTTCTGCGTGTTCTGCGCTATCGGCTTCTACTTCTTTAGCCATAACGCCATACACCATTACTGTATAGTTCTTCACGCTTCCTCCTCAACATCATAGATTTCCCAATCAATTTCGATTGGTTCTTCTTCTACTTCTACTTCCCACATTTTTTCCTTAGCTTCTTCCCATGTTTCAGCCTCAACATGGGCTAGGAAATATTCTTTTTTAATAATCCAACCTTTCCATTTCTTCATGGTTTACCCGCCATCTTTGCAATACGATAACGACCATCAGGTAGCATACCTAGAGTAAACTGCGAACCACTACTCTCCAAGCCCTGTTCCCATACATGGTATGTATAGTAGCTAGGCTTACCATCTTCCGAGCCATGATATTTTTCTTCATAGTTCTCAGCCTTGTTAAGTATCTCCAAAAGACCAACGGCATCTTTGGTATCGAATACATACTTAGAGTAGCCAATGTTTACGATACATTTACTCATCATCGAACCCTTCTGCAATCTTATCTTGCATAAGCTGGATAGCCGTATACCAACCCGCCCTAAAGTATTGCTTAGCCATGTTTGCAAACGAGCCTTCCAAGTCATCAAATAAATCTTCAAATTCTTCCTCCCATCTGTCCATCACATTCTCCTTAGTTCACATGAATAGTTTTACCAATCGGTGCTACTGCATCACCGCCACCTACAATCGCCCACAACATAGGCACATCTTGCCAATCACTAGGTGTTCCCCAATCACCAATATAGCCATCGGTTAGCATGATGATGCACTCGGGTTTAATACTCTGCTCTTTTAAATGCACCGCCATACATCTTGGGTCTGTGCCACCACCACCCATTACTTTCGTATCACTAACAATGTTAGATACGGCTTGCCCCTCATACTGCTCATGGTTTGCAACCTCGGCATCCCAATACACAAGGTCAATCTTTTGTGGGCTTACCTCACGCACGATACCTTGCACCTCACTCAAGCAATCAGCAATCTCTCTAGCACCCTGACTACCGCTAGTATCAATACCGATTGCAACATGACCAATCTTCTCGCTTACCATGCTAGGCATATAGCAATCCATAGCTAGGTATCTGCGATTGGGTCTACGCCATGATGACGAATCACGACCAGCGCATACAGTCTTAACAAACTCACGCAACTGTTCCCGCCAATCTACTTTCGGATTGAGTAGCTCATCAAGTTCTCGATTCATACCACCGCCACCTTTACCATGCAACTTGTTGCTAGCAATCTGACCTGACCGCAACGCTTGGTCAATATCCTTCTCGAGTTCCTTCTTAACTTCTTCGGTTAAGTCTTTCGCACCTTCCCAATCGTGGTCATCAAAGCCTTGCCCCTCACCAAATCCTTCTTGCTTTAGTAGGTCAAAGACTTGCTTGGTGTTCATGCCCTTATACTTCTTATCAACCAAGCCAACCACTTTGCCTTCCTTCATTGGCATAGCAATAACATCTTGGTTCGGGTCTAGCTCAACCAACTGAAGATTGATAACAAAGTCGCACGCACAATTAGCTAGGTTTCTATCTTCGTCTGCTAGCTTGCGCCATACAAACAAATGTCGATACGCTTTGTGCATAGCCTCATGCAACACCACGAACGCCAACTCTTTATCATCTAATGACTTGATAAACTCACGACCATATATCTCGTCACGACCATTGGTGCAAGCACTTGGAATATCATCACGCACATAAGTCTTACCTACCATGAGAATCCCTGACCACAATGCAAACTTGGGATTACGCATTAAGGCAATCTTCACCTTCTTCAATCTGCGCTCTTCCTTGCCATCACTTACTGCTACTGCTTTGGTATCATCTAACATTGTTAGCCTTTCAAAGTAAATCATTGATACTAGTTATGCCCATAGCAAACAACCGCCTGCGCATTTTGCCAATGGCACTCTCTTGAATCTGCCTCACCCTCTCCCTTGATATAGTTTCTCTCGGGGTTAGGTTCAGCTTGGGTCTACCCTTCTTCTTCTTCGGTTCGTTCTTCTTCTCCATATTCTTCCTCCCAGTAATCAATAAACTGGTCTATATCTCGAGCCAATCCCTCAGGTATATAACAACTAACATCATTCTCATCACCATCTTCCCAAACTAGTTTTAGTTCCCAAGACTTTATCTTCATAGTAAGTCCTCATTCTTTGCAACCCACTCAGTAAACTTACGGCTACTAAACGCAATCGCTTGCTTAGTCGGAGCTTTAGCTACATTGATAGCAAAGCACGCTTGCCACTCGCTTTCAAATCTCTCCATGTATTGCATGAAAGTATCAATGTTGTTCTTGTCAATCTTTGCAATCGCACCGAATACAGTAATCGCACAAGCACCAGCACTCTCAGGCACTAATGATTTCTTAGGCTCTGCGATAATCTCTTCCCATGTTGGCAACTGGTCTGCATACTCGATATACGCTTGCATATCTCGGCTTGCTGATTCACCAACCGCACCAGTCATACTTGCAATAATCGTATCTTGGTCTAGTCGCTCACGCTTCCTAACAATGTTAGATACAGTTTCGAGTGAACGAGGCGATACAAATGCCNTCTGCACTTTCTTAGGGTTATAGATATATGGGTTATCGTTCTGCCCCTCCTCTGTATAGCTAGCCATACAATGGGGAAATTGACGAACCCACGCACATACCTCAGGTGAAATGTCGTTATTGATAGCCCATGCCAACCATTCTTCAGCACTTGGTTTACGGACTGTGACTGGCACAATACGATTGCGGGTGTGAGCTTTCAAGCTATCGCCTACACCATCACTACCCAAATTACCTGTTAAGAAAATGATTGACTCAGGGTTTACTTCCACATCACCTAGTCGTGGGTTAGCCTTCTCCAAGAGTGGGTGCAACATATTCTTGACTGGCTCTGCACCTTTAGTAAACTCATCTAACATTGTTATGACTGGCTTACCTGTGTGCATCTTAAATCTGCGATTGGGGTAATACGCTGTGGTCTTTGTTTCATGGTCTACGACTGGCATAGCAATATCGCCCAAGTCCATGTTAGGCACATCAATATATGCAATCTCATGCGAGGGTAGCTTCGCACCCAATGATTTTAGTAAGGAGGATTTGCCAATCCCCGGCTCACCCTGTAATAGATAGCGATTCTCAGGGGTGGATAGAATTAAATCTGACGCCTGTGCTAATGTAATNCTCTTACCAAAATGTAATTCAGCCATTTCTACTTTTCCTTTTGTTGTGTTATACGAACTTGTTGTATCTAACATTGTTATATTTTTAACTTCTACTACAAACTTCTACTTCTACATCTATTATATCAAACCGCACCACGAAATACAAGTAATCTAGCCGTCAGTCGACTAAATCTTTTATCAACGCACACACCGCATTTGCGTAGAATTCCCAAGCTTCGCCATTCTCAACCATGCTTACACGCTTACCTTTATCGTCTAGTCGATAAACCCTAAAGCTACCATCAGCCACTTGGTATATGGAATAACCAACCTCAAACTGCTCAGTCTTTGCTTTCATGCCTCTCCCCCTAAAATAAATGTTTCCAAGCATCTTTCTTGATAGTTCCCGATGGCAACTCAATCACATCAAAGATTTCTTCTTTGTGACGGGCAAAGATTAAGTTATTCATAGCTCGCTTAACCCCATCTTGAGTTATCGAATAGCCGTTATCTTTCCAATAATGACGCTTACCAAACTGCTTCATGATAAGTAGTGTCGCCTTGTATTGCATTTCGGGGTCGCTACTTTCAATCATGGCAAACATACTCTCAACCTGTTCTTTATTGCGTAGTGCTATGTCGCTAGGTAGCTTTGGCTTTCGCACTTGGGCATTGTAGGATTCATCTATACCAAACACCTGTATGTATTCATCTTCCTTGACCATACCACCTTCACGCAACTTGATAACACCATTGAAGTATCTAATAAAGTCTGCGTATTTTTTCCTAACATTGTTAGCTACGGCACGCTTGACACGATATACATACTCAGGCTCAAGGTTCATAGGCGTGAGTTTGCCTTCGATACTCTTAAACATAACGCCTTCTTTTTTCAGCTTGTATTCATCACCAGCCACGCCAACTACCAATGAGCTATCTGTGATTCGACAAGATACAGGCAACACCTCGCTGATAAAGCAAGCCGTAGTCGTGCTAGCCCAACCNCCNGAGTTAANTTCAATATTNCCATCTGGGTGAAAACTCACAACTGGGGTTTGATAGCACATACATTTGATTACGCCAGTATCGCTTTTCTCCATGTAGAACTCGCCTACCCGATGGCGATGCCCCAATGAAATCTTGCCAGCATTTACACCCTTGCCACCAATCGGCTTGGTATTCTCAAACTTACCTAGTGCTTCTGCATACCCTCTGATGTAGGTTATGCCTGTGTTGCGGTGCTGTCCATACATAATTCAT